GTTCCCGACGACGGTCGATCTCAAGCGGATCGACCCGTCTCTCAACATGCGGCGCTTCTATCGAATGAGCGTTCAGCCGGACCTGTTTGGCGGCGCATGCCTTGTGCGGGAATGGGGCCGTATCGGGTTTCGAGGGCAGATGTTGATCGAGCAGCACTCGGACGAGGGACATGCTGTGACCGCCCTATTGAAGCTCGCAGCGACGAAGAAGCGTCGCGGGTACGTTCAGTGAACGCTCTTGGACGCAGCCATTTTCCCCGGTTTTTCATCGCATCAAGAGTTCTGCAGGATCAATCGGGAGAAAGGTCCAACGTCTCGCCTCGCTTTAGGATCTCGTAGATCACCCCTTCAAGGATCGGCAGGGCCTGCCGATCCTTGCTAAGGAGAAGCGTGGCGAGTGCGCTATGCGAGGACATGGCCCGGACCACTGCCGCCTGCACCGCGCCAGGCAGGTTCCCCTTCATCGCTTGATCCTTACTGTTCTTGTCGATCTGGGCCATCACAACCGGGTTCTGGCGGGTAATCGCGGCGACCTGGTTCACGAAAGCGACCTGGTCCTCGAGCGGGCTAGCCTCTCCGAAGAGGCTGTTCAGGCGCTCGATCAGCTCCTGCATGTAGACCGGGAGCGCTCCAGGCCGCCTACCGCCGCCACCGCCCTTCACCGGGTCGAGGGTCGGCGGCTCCTCATCCTCCCCGTCCTTAGGCTCCTCTCGCTCCAAGATGTCATAGCCAGTCAGCGCGATCCCGTGCAGGTCGATCTCGGAAGCGGGCACCCCGTCCAAACGGTTCGCGAGCAGCTTGGAGAAAGCGGCGAAGACCTCAAGGTCTGGGTCACCGAGATCGATCAGCTGAGCAACGTAGGCGTAAAGGCGGCCGAACCGGGACAGGCCTGCCTTGAAATCCGTCAGCGACACGATCGCTGTCTCGACCTGTTCGCGCTCGTGATCGGCGCGCTTCATCCCGTCCTCGTTCCCGACCGCTTTCGCCTTCTGCCAGGCGTTCTCGGCCTCTGTGGCCCGGTTTCGAAGCTCCGTGAGCCGATGGTTATAGGCGTCGGTCGGTTCCTGCGTCGCGGCGTACATCGCCTTATGCGCTGCCTCGTCATCCGTGCCGCTGGCGGCGGCGGTCGCTGTCCGAAACCGGGCCTTCTGGAAGTCGAGGACGTGTGTCTCGTCATAGACCCCCTGATCGTCGAGGAACTCCTTCAGGTCATAGATGACGTTGAGGTCCTGCACCTCCTCGATCTTGGCGCCCCGGTCATACTGGGCGAAAGCGGCCCGAACCACTTCCGGGTCGTTGATGAAGTCGATGATGAAGGTCTGGTCCTTCCCGGGAAAGGTCCGGTTCAGACGAGAGAAGGTCTGGACGATCTCGACCGCGTTCGCAATCTTCTTGTCTACATACATCGCGACTAGCTTCGGCTGGTCGAATCCGGTCTGGAACTTGTTCGCCACCAGCATGACCCGGTATTCCGGCCGGTCGAAGACGTGGCGCAGGTCCTTGCCGCCCGCGTCAGGGTTCATGTTCGCCTCGGTGAACTCCGCATCCTCCTCAACGACGAACGCATCCCCCTGCAACAGGTCGTCATTCGGGTGCATGACCTCTCGCCCGGTCAGTTTGCCCGAAAAGGCGACGAGGGTCCGGATGTTCCCGTATTCCGGGTTCGCCGCAATGAAGGCGTCGAACGCCCGCTTGTACCGGACTGCAGAGGCCCGGGAGCTGGTGACCACCATGGCCTTCGCTTTCCCGTCCAGCAGGTGGGCCACGTTCTTTGAAAAGTGCTCGATTATGAACCGAACCTTCTGTGTGACGTTCGTCGGGTGCAGCGTCATCCACTTCGCCAAGGCCCGCTTTGCTGCCTTCCCGTCGACCCGCTTCTCCTCGACGATCTCCTGCCCGAGGTTGAAGGCCGTCTTGTAGGGGACGTAGCCGCGAAGCACGTCGAGGATGAACCCTTCCTCGATCGCCTGGCGCATCTCGTATTTGTGGAACGAGGCCGGGAGGTTGTCGTCCGCCGCGGGCCTCGTCGGGTCCGCCGGGCGCCCGAAGAGCATCATGGTCGAGTGTTTTGGGGTCGCGGTGAAGGCGAAATGGGACACGTTTGCCGGCCGTTTCCGAGACCGCTGGACCTCCAGAAGGATGTCCTCGACCGTCATCTCCGACATATCCTGCTTGGCTGACAGGGCCAGCGTTGCCTGCAGTTTCGAGGCCGTGTTTCCGGTCTGGGAATTGTGCGCCTCGTCGATGATCACCGCGAAGTTCCGGTCCCGGAGAGACTTTTCGGTCAGGATCGCCTCCATCGCGAAGGGAAAGGTCTGGATGGTCACCACGATGATCGGGGTGCCCTTCAGCATCGCCTTGCTCAGCTGTTCGCTCTTCGACTTCGACGAGGTCTCCCGGTCGATCGCCGCGATCAGCCCCTTCTGGTGGTCGATCTGCTGGACCGCGTCCTGCAGCTGCCCGTCCAGCACGTTCCGGTCCGTCACGATGATCACCGTGTCGAAGATCGGCGTCCCGTCGTCCCGGCGCAGCTTCACCAGGTCATGCGCCGTCCAGGCGATGGTCGAGGTCTTTCCGGACCCGGCGCTGTGCTCGCACAGGTAGGGGTGCCCCGGGCCCTTCGCCTTCGCGTCGCCGATCATCTTGTTGACCGCGTCGAACTGGTGGAACCGGGGGAAGATCAGGGTCTCCTTGACCGACCAGTTCCCCTTCAGGTCTACCACGTTTTTCTTCTCGACATAGACAAAGCTATGGAAGATCCGTAGGAACGCGTCGGGCTGACAGATCTCCTCCCAGAAATAGGCGACCGGGTATTCCCCGTCGGCCCGCGCCGGGTTGCCGGCCTGGCCGTCATTCCCCTTGTTGAAGGGGAGGAAGAAGGTGTCGTCACCCGCGAGTTTCGTGGTCATCCAGATCTCGCTGTCCGACATCGCGAAATGAACCACGGCGCCCCGATGCTGCGTCAGGAGCGGGTGCTTGCGTTTTGTGACCGGGTCGACCGGAAGCCGGTCCTTGCGGTACTGCGCCTTCGCGTGTTCGACCGACTGGGTGAAGTCCGTCTTCAACTCGACCGTGGCCAGCGGCAGACCGTTCAGGAACAGGCCGAGGTCTATGGCGAGCTCGCGGCCCGCGTGATATTTCAGCTGCGGCACGACCCGTAGCCGGTTCGACCCATAGCGGTGCAGGACGGCATCGTTCCTCTGGTCCTCCGGGGCCGCTTCAGACAGGTCCAGATGCCCCGCGCCCGCGATCGAGAAGCCTCGGCGCAGCGTCTGGACCATCCCTTGCTTTTCCAGGGCCGTCTCCAGCCGGTCCATGATTACCTGCAGGGTCTTGTCACCGTTCATGGCCTGGATCCGGTCCCATTTCTGGGGCTGGGTGGCGCGCAGCCACTGTTCGAGATCCTCTGGATAAATGGCGCGGTCCGCGTCATAGGCGTCGGTCGTGCCGACCAGCCAGCCTGCGGCTGCGAGCTTCTGGACAATGTAGGACTCGAGGTGCTTCTCGTGATGCAGGTCGCTCATTCCGTCACCTCCGTACCGCCGGCCTGCGCCTGCTGCCACTCGTGATAATTCAGCTTCGATCCCCGGACCTTCCACTCCAGCCGCCCGTTGCTATTCCGGTCCAGCACCACCGCTGCGGCGGCCGAGGGGCTGCTGAACGGCCAGGGTTTTGCGAAGCGCATCCGGTCCTCCGCGTGCGGCACCAAGGCGCCCTCGGCGATCATCTTGTCCTTCAACCCGCCATAGCTCTGCTGGACATACCCGGTCCCGATCAGGGCCTCGGACCCTTCCAGCACCACGAACTCACCGTCCTCTTCGACGGCGGTCGCCTGGACGCCGCTCTTGTGGCGGATTTCAAAATGGACCTCTTCGGCGGTCCTATCATCAGCCGGTTTCGCGACCTGCGTCACGGCGCGCGGCTGAGGTTTCAGCATGTCGAGCCCAATCACTGGCAGGATGATCCGAAGGTTCGCGAGAAATTGCTCCATGTTCGCGACATCCGCTTCGGGCAGGCGGCGGCGGTCGGTGTCGGGTTGGGTCCCGTTGTCCAGCGTCACCCGGCCTGCATGCGTGGTAACACGGATAAGCCGGGCCTCGAGGTATTCGGCGTGCCCCTTCGACAGGTCGTCGTCGCTGGTGGTGACGGTGATCGCGGTTTCCCAGAAATCGCGCTTCTTCGCGCTCTGTTCGATCCGTTCCGCTACGGAGTTCCCCGACCCGATATAGACTCGGGTTACGCCGGGCTTGTCGGGGTCCGGGCCGGACAGGATGTAAACTCCGGTCCGGTCCACCTCGGACCGGGCTGTCAGATCGCCGAAAGCTGAGGCGCCGCTGACAAACAAGAGACCCGTCCATCCGTGGATCGTCGCTTTGCGCAAGCCTGTGGGTTTCCCGTCGACCAGGAAAAGCTGGATGGTCCGCCCGAAGGTTTCGCCTGTGGTCATGCGGACACCTCTTTCACAAGTCTTGCCAGCTTCGTTTGGGCAGAAACCGGCATCCTCATACCTTCCATACCGCTCTTGCGCGCCAATCCGCCGGAAAGCCCATGCTAGCAGGATCGGCCAACGGACAGCCGTCGATCAGTGCAACAAGGCGCTGTTTCCACTCATTGTCTGGTGCGATCAGGGCCAAAAGGTAATCGAGCATCACCAGTGTGTTGTGCAGGTAGCGCGGATCGGCATCCCGCATGGCGACGGGCAGCTTGGCGGGGTATTTCGGAACTGTCATCTTCACCGTGAAGCGCTTGTTCCACAGCCTACCATGGTGGGCGCAGATGTTGCGGACATGGCTGATATGATGGGCGAAAGACGTGACGACCTTTTCGTCCAGCGCGAAGGGGGCTGCGATAGCGTTTCTATCGCCGCGCAGTTTCAGGTCGCTGTAGAACTTCGACAGCAACCCGAAGGACATGACCTCTGCCGCCATCCAGACCGGCGGCAGCTTGGGCGAGGTGTATTTGTCGCGATAGTGGGTCGCGAACGTGTCGCGTGAGCGGCTGAATTCCTTGTTCAACTCGGCAACGGCGGAGGCATGACGCCCGATGTGGGCATAGTTGCCCTGTTCGAGGTAGCCATGGGGGCCATAGGTCATCGCCATGTGATGTGCCCATTGCGCGCGCAGCGCCACCTCGACCCGCTCGATGGCGTCCAGAACCAAAAGCCGCAGTTCACGGTCGAAGATGTAGAGGGTCAGCACATCCTCGAAGGTTGTCCCGTCACGAAAGGCGTGATCACCGTTGTTCGCGGCGGGTACCTCAAAGGGCAGCCAGTAGGCCCGCAGCCGATAGTAGGAAATGAAGTTCAGGTAGTGCTGTGCCTGAGCTTCGTCCCCGACAATCATGCCGCGACGATTGAGGAGTTCGATCTGATCCGGGACGGAAACGGCGGGTTTTTCGAACTTCATGCGGCACCCCTGTGCCGCGAAAGCGATACCCTGAAAACAAGTAACCCGCCGGGGTGCGCAGTGCGAAACCGAGGTTCCGTCCGAGGCGTGGCGGGTCTTGTTGAGACATTAGATAGGGCAGGAATCCTACCAAAGCAATAAGAAACCGACCGGTCCGCGCCAAAAGTCATGCCGCCGCCCTCACGTCAATCTTGCCGGTCACGGCAGCGGTGATCAGGGCCGCGCGCTTCTCGCGGAGGAGGTCGATGCTACGCTCGGTCAGGGAGATCAGGCCGTCGATGCGGGCGGTTTCGGTGTCGATCTCCGACAGGATGCGGTCCTGTTCCGCCAGCGGAGGCAGGCACACATTCAGCGCCCGGAAATGATCCCAGTAGAGCCGCATCCGGAAATCCGCGATGCCGCGCGAGAACCGGCGGATTTCCTCGGCGGCGCTTTTTGTATGCAGAAGGTGTTCGATGAACTTGGTCCGGAACTCTGTGACCGGGGCCGCGACCACATAGGCCGGGCTGACCAACCCCTTGACCGTGACCGCCCCGAACGCGCCCTGCCAGGCGCGCATCATGTTGTAGACCAGATCACCGGGCGCGACGCCCTGATATTTGGTCCGGTCTTCGCTGAGGGCGACCTTGCGGTCCCGGTCCTCGTCCGCCAGTTCCCCATCCGTCACACCGTCGTGGATGGACACGGAAAGGACCGGCAGGGCCGGGTCAGCCGGGCGCGAGACCTCGCGGAACAGGGCCGCGATGCGCAGGATATCCCAATGGGCGGGCACGCGGCCCAGCCAGTCCACGCCCGAGTCCCTCATCGGCGCGTCCGGGTCGATGCCTTTGGTCACCGCATGGGTGATCACGGCCGCCCGCTTTTCCTTTAGCAGCGCGATGAACCGGGTCTTCTTCTCGATCAGGCCGTCAATCCGGCCGGTTTCACGGTCGAGGAAGCGGGCGATGGCGGTCTGTCCGTCCGAGTTGGAAATCTTGACGACATAGTTACGGACCGCCTCGGCACTCACGCGCTTGAGGCCCCCTGCGCCGGTCATGCTCCGTATACCTTCGAAGCGAAAGTCCTCCGAGCTCAAGAGATAGAGCAAGAAGTCAGGATCGATCCGTGAAGCATCAGGGCGCAAAACGTAAACTTCCGACGTCGCGAAGCCGACGCCATTTACCAGACCTTCCGCTCTTCCCTTTTTTCCGTTTTCAAAACAGGGCGTAACCTTTGCGAGAAGAACATCGCCGTCGGCAACATAGTTGTAGCTCCCCGCCGTCATGACGCTCAACGGTTCAGCCCTTGAGCTATCGACCCCGCCCAAGCCATCCTTGATGGCATCCATGGGGATGAAGGAAACAGGATCGTCTGCTTTGAGGCGCCTTGTCTTTGCCGAAGGGGACAGGGCCACCGAGAACTTCAAACGGCTCAATCCGTCACCTCCGCCAGCACAGCCGCGATTTCCGCCTCGACCGCCTTCAGCTCGGCGTCGATCTCCTCCAGATCGCGGGGCGGCTGGTATTCATAGAAGTAGCGGTTGAAGTTGATCTCGTACCCCACGACGCCCACCTGGCCGTCGTAGTCGTCGCGGAACGCCTCATCCACATAGGCGTCGGGCGCATGGGGCAGCACCTCCTGCGCCATGTAGTCCCGGATGTGGGTGCCGAGGGGGATGTTCTCGAAATCCGTCAGGTCGTCATCGGGGATGATCTCACCCTTCTTGTCCAGAACCGGGTCAAGGTCGGGGTCGCGCACCCCGAACGCCTTCTGGAACGCCTTGATCAGGGCGGCGTTCACCTTGCCCAGCCCGGCGTCGCGTTTGACCGCGTTCTTGACCCAGGCCTCGAACCGCTGCCAGTCATGCGCCTCGCCCATGTCCGCCTCGAAGAGCGCGGTCCAGGCGGTCTGCACTTCGGGCGTGAGCTTGCCCCATGCGGTTTCATCCGCCAGCGCGGCCAGCCCCTCGGCCGAGATCACGATCTTTTTCCGCAACGGGCGCAGGACCTTCACGCGGCGGTAGCCGAAGTCCCGACTATCGAACAGGCGGCTCTCCTTCGTCTCGGCGAAGTCGGCATACATCTGGACGATCTGCCGGATCTGACCATCCCCGACGCGGCGCCGCTTGTTCCCCTCGCTCTTGCGCATTGGCTCATAGAGCGTGGTCGCGTCGATCAGCTGGACCTTTCCCTTTCGGTCGGCCGGCTTCTTGTTGGACAGGAGCCAGATGTAGGTGCCGATCCCGGTCCGGAAGAAGATCTCGGTCGGAAGCGCGATGATCGCCTCGACCACGTCCTCTTCCAGCAGGTAACGCCGGATCTCGGATTCCCCTTGCCCCGCGTTCCCGTTGAACAGGGGCGAGCCGGACAGGACGATCGCCGCCCGCCCGCCGCCGCGCTCCGGCGTCTCCAGCTTGCTGAGAAGGTGGAGGAGGAACAGCATCGACCCGTCGCTGACGCGCGGCAGCTTGGGGCCGAAGCGGCCCTCGAACCCCTTCTCCTGATGCTCCCGGACCACGGCGGCCTGGTCCATCTCCCATTTCTTGCCGAAGGGCGGATTCGAGACGCAGTAATGGAACCGCTCGTTCGCGAGCTTGTCGTCGGACAGGGTGCTGCCGAGCTTGATGTTCTTCGACAGGTCGCGGCCCGGATCGGACTCGACGGTCTTGAGCAGCATCGAGGCGAGGCAGACTGCGTGGGTCTCCGGTTCGAGCTCCTGACCGTAGGGCACGATGACCGGAGCGATGGAGTAGCGGTCGCGCAGGGCATTCACGTGCTCCATCCCGTCGGACAGAAAACCGCCGGTGCCGCAGGTGGGGTCATAGAGGGTCCGGATGAGCCCCGGGTTGTCGATGAACATCTGGTCATCCGGGTCGAGCAGCAGCTCGATGGCCAGATGGACCACATCGCGCGGGGTCATGAAGTCCTCGGCCGCCTCGTTCACCTCGGCCCCGAAGCGGCGGATCAGGTGTTCATAGACGTTGGACATGACCCGTTCCGGAACCGCGTCTGGATGCAGGTCGATGGCGGCGAAGTTCTGACAGATCTTGTAGAGGACCCCGGCCTTGTCCATTCGGGCCAGCGTATTCGCGAAATCGAACTGTTCGAAGATGACGCGGGCGTTGTCGGAGAAGGAGGCGATGTAATCCTCGAGGTTCTGGCGGGTCCGGGTCGCGCCGAGGCTGCGCAGGTCGTAATTCGAGGTGTTGTAGAACGGGTAGCCGGTCTGGGTCCGCAGGATCACGCCGAGGTCGATCGGGCTGTCCTTCATCGTCTTGACGGTTTCGCGCACTTGATCCCGGGTCGGTTCCAGCACGCATTCCAGGCGGCGCAGCAGGGTGAAAGGCAGAATTACCTTGCCGAAATCGACGTGCTTGAAGTTCCCCCAGAGGTCGTCCGCGTTCTTCCAGATGAAATCGGCGAGAGAGGTGTTCGTCGTCTGGGTGCTCATCTATGCGCCTTCACTGCTATTCGTTTTCGTCTCAAGGTGCTGTTCCAATAATCGTGCTGCCAAACGGAAGCCGTCGACCTGACTCATCCGGTGCCGGACACAGAGTTCCTTGAAGGCCCACCGCTCATCCTCAGTGATCTTCAAATTTAGGTTCGAAAGTTTCGCGGCATCATCACCCATCGGGCATCTCCTCGCGGATAATGACTTACCTTCCATTCTTCCATTAAAGAATTCAATCACATTCCCTTGGGCGGCCCCTTTTCAGCCTGATCCACAGTTGGAAAGCGGTTTTTTAGGGGACTTCAGATCCAGTTCCTTGTTCCGCTCGATCTGTGTTCTTTCGGGTCACGCCGACACCTTCGATGTCATTGTTTCTGAGAGTATTAGCCAGTACCTCGTATGGCGTCGCTCACCGGTTCGGCGGAGCGCACCTTTCTCGACCAGGTCCTGCAGATCGCGGGTTGCGGTTGCACGTGAAGTTCCGGTGATCTTGAGATAGTTGTCAGCGCTGAGGCCGCCTTTGAAACCGCCAGGGCCTTCCCGAAACATTCGAGCGATGGCCTTGGCCTGGCGTTCGTTCAAGTGGTCTCGGTGACGATCGTAGAAGTGTGCCTTGCTGATGAAGAAGCCGACGCGGTCGAGTGTTGCCTGTTGGGCCTTCAAGACAACTTCCGCGAACCAGACGAGCCAATCGGTCACTTGAAGCGTTTTTTGATGCTGCTCGAGCTGGTCGTAGTATGCCTTGCGCTCCTTCTCGATGGTGAAGGCGAGCGAGATGAGGGTCGGCTGGCCAATGTTCTGCGCCAGCGACTTTTCAGCGAGGGCGCGACCCAGGCGGCCGTTGCCGTCTTCGAATGGGTGGATGCTCTCGAAATAGAGGTGGCTTAGCCCTGCGCGCGTCAGCGCTGGAAGCGGCTCTGCTCCCCCCGGCTCGGTCTTGTTGAACCAATCCGCGTATCGCTCCATCTCAGGCATGACCCGCTCTGAAGGCGGCGCTTCGAAATGGATTGTGGGCCGGTCGAGGCGGCCGGAAACGATTTGCATCGCCTCGGCGTGGTGTCGGTAAGCCCCGATGGTTTCCAACCGGCGGTCGTGGGACAGGAGCATCCGATGCCAGCGGTACAGCGTCTCGTGGCTCAGCGGGTCCGCAAAGCTGGAATAGACGTCGACCATCATTTCCGCGACGCCCTGTTCGCGCGGTTTGGCAGGGTAGCTGTCCGGATCGAGGCCCAGATGGCGGCGCAACGAAGATTGGACGCTGAGCCGGTCGAGGATTTCACCCTCGATGGCGCTCGTCTGCATCGCTTCCTCGCTGAGCAGTTCGATGCGGAGTTGCTCGCGCTCCGGCTGGCTGACATGATGGACCGCGCCGAGGATTTCCCCGGACGACAGGAGAAACGTCTGCTCAAACGGCTCCAGAGCGGAGGCGTCATACCGGAAATCCGGCCAATCGGGCAGCGTCCAGTTCCAAGCCATGAGTTATAGACATCCTTTCTATAACTCATATCTAGATCACTTTTGAGGCATAGAAGTCAACTCTATCGCTCAAAGGACCTGCGGGACGGGATAACCCACAAACCAACGCGATGCCTTGAGCTAGGCCTTTTCAAGGTGCGTCAGATCTTGCTGACGCGTTCTGGGGGTCTTCGGATCGACTGGGTTCTGTTCCGGCGCTTGAATCAATGGTTCATAGCGAACGTCCGCCATGGCGCCCTCGAACCAGGCAGGCTGCGAGTTATGCCCGAAAGTTGGTGATGGGCTGAAGTAGGCGGCATATCATGGCGGTGATGAAGCCGCCGTCATTCTCAGAGAGAAAGGATATGCCACCATGGCCAAATCTACCGTTATACCGTTCGAACTGCCATCTGAATTTTCGCCAGATCCGCTGACTGCGGTGATCCAGGCGGGTGCGAAGGAACTCCTGCGCACCGCAGTCCAGGCTGAAGTTTCCACCTTCATTGCCGAGCACGCTCATCTGCTGGACGAGGCAGGCCGCCAGCGTTTGGTGCGCCACGGGTTTCTGCCCGAGCGCGACGTCATGACCGGGATCGGGACAGTGCCTGTGCAGGTGCCGCGGGTCCGAGACCGCGGGTCAAATGCGGACGGCAGCAAGATCAAGTTCCGCTCGGCACTGGTTCCACCCTACCTGCGCAAGGCGAAGTCGGTCGAGGAACTGCTGCCCTGGCTTTACCTGAAGGGCATTTCCACCGGGGATTTCAGCGAGGCGCTGGCGGCGCTTCTGGGGCCCGACGCAGAGGGCCTGTCGTCTTCCACCATCACCCGGTTGAAGGCGGCCTGGTGGGAGGAATACGAGGCTTGGCGCAAGCGTGATCTGAAGGGCAAGCGCTATGTCTACATCTGGGCGGATGGTGTCTATTTCACTCCTCGCCTGGACGGTGATCGTCAATGTATGCTGGTGATTATCGGTGCCGATGAATACGGCGAAAAGGACGTCCTTGCTATCATGGATGGGTTTCGGGAGAACGCGGACAGCTGGCGCGACCTGCTGAAGGGGCTGAAGAAACGGGGTCTGACAGTGCCCCCCGAGTTGGCCATCGGCGATGGTGCGCTCGGCTTCTGGACGGCTCTGCGGGACGTTTTCCCCGATACGCGAGAGCAGCGATGCTGGGTCCATAAGACAGCGAACGTTCTGGGCGCCATGCCGAAGTCGTTACACGAAAAGGCGAAGGCCGACCTGCAGGACATCTGGATGGCCGAGACCAGGAAAGAGGCCAATGCGGCCTTCGACCTCTTCGTCGAAACCTACGGCGTGAAGTATGAGAAAGCCGTCGCCAAGCTGGTGAAGGACCGGGACGAACTGCTCGCCTTCTACGACTTCCCGGCTGAGCACTGGAAGCACATCAGGACCACGAACCCGATCGAGAGCGTCTTTGCCACGGTCCGTAACCGCACCCGCAAGACCAAGGGATGCCTCAACCGCAAAACCGCCCTCGCCATGGTCTTCCGGCTGATGATGTCAGCCAAGAAGAAGTGGCGGAAGATCTCCGGGCCAAACCGTCTGCCCGAGGTCATTCAAGGGGTTGAGTTCAAGGACGGCATCAAGCAACTTCAAGCCGCCGCCTGATGACGGCCGTCACCAACTTTTGGGCATATCTCCCTGATTGACGCGCTCTTCTCATCAAGTTTGTCGCGCTACAGGCAAGCGCCTGCGCCGCGGCGCGCGGCTCTGGACCGTGGCGGTGTCGACCTTCAAGGCAGAGACCTACCGGTTCCTGCGGCTGGCGCGCCCGACCGAGGAGGGTGAGGCCGGACCGTCGCGCCAGTGGCGCGGCGTAAGCCGGCCGAACGCCGACGGGGCGGCATTCCCGCCCGGCTCGGTGCACCTGCCGCATTGGGTCGAGAACGAATGGCTGAAGCAGTTCGTGGCCGAGCAGCTGGTGACGGTGCGCACGAAGCGTGGCTTCGCGCGGCTGGAATGGCAGAAGCTGCGCGAGCGGAACGAGGCGCTGGACTGCCGGGTCTATGCCCGCGCCGCCGCCTGGATCGCGGGCGCGGACCGCTGGCCCGACGAGAAATGGCGCGACCTCGAGGATCAGCTCGGGGCCGCCCCCACCGACACCGATCCCGCCGGGCAGATCCACCGGACGGGACAGGCCCCGCTGGGCAAGCGCCGCTCCGACTGGCTCGGGCGACGTGAAGGATGGTTCTCAAGATGACCGACTGGACGGAAACCGAGCTCTCGGCGCTGCGCCGGGCCTATGCCAGCGGCACGACCCGGGTCAGCTATGACGGCAAGTCGGTGGATTACGGCTCGGCCGAGGATCTGCTGGCCCGCATCCGCACCATCGAGCGCGCCATCGCGGGCACCACCCGTCCGCTGCCGGTGGCGGGGCTGGCTGGCTTCTCGCGCGGGGATCGCTGATGTCGGCGACCTGGTTCGACCACGCCATCGCCACGGTGGCGCCGCGCATGGCCGCCCGCCGCGTGATGGCGCGTCAGGCCTTCGAGACCCTGACGCGCGGTTACGACGGGGCCGCGCGCGGGCGGCGCACGGAGGGCTGGCGCGCGCCGGGATCCTCGGCCGACACCGAGATCGGCGTGGCCGGGGCGCTCTTGCGCGACCGGATGCGCGATCTGGTGCGCAACAATCCGCACGCGGCCAAGGCCGTGGCGGTGCTGGTCAACAACATCATCGGCGCGGGGATCATGCCGCGCGCCGCGAGTGGTGACGACAAGCTCGACCGAAGGGTCGATGCGCTCTTCGAGCGCTGGACGGCGGAGTGCGACGCCGATGGCCAGCTCGACTTCTACGGTCTGCAGACGTTGATCTGCCGCGAGATGGTCGAGGCGGGCGAAGTCCTGGTCCGTCGAAGGCTGCGGCGGGCAAGCGATGGTTTACCGGTCCCGCTGCAATTGCAGGTGCTGGAGGCCGACTTTCTCGACGCCACCAAATCCGGCGCCATTGGCTCTGGGCGGCTGGTGCAGGGGATCGAGTTCGACCCGGTCGGCAAGCGCCGGGCCTACTGGCTGCACGCGGAGCATCCCGGCGACGCCTATGGGGCCTTGCAGAACGGTCTGCAGAGTCGCCCGGTCCCGGCGACAGAGATCGCTCATGTCTACGAGAAGCAGCGCACGCAGGCGCGCGGCGTTCCCTGGGGCGCGCCGGTCATGCGGTCCTTGCGCGATCTCGACGACTACGAAGTTGCGGAACTCGTCCGCAAGAAAACCGAGGCCTGCGTCACCGCCATCGTCTTCGGCGACGAGGAGGCGCAGCAGGGCATCGCGCCCTCGGTGGTCGATGCCGATGGCAACCGGGTGGAGCAGTTCGAGCCGGGGCTGATCGCCTATGCCCGGGGCGGCAAGGACATCCGGTTCAACCAGCCCTCGGCCACCGGCGGCTATGGCGAATACAAGCGCGCCAGCCTGCACACGATCTCGGCCGGGTTCCGCGTGCCCTACGAGCTGCTGACCGGGGACCTGTCCCAGGTCAACTATTCCTCGATCCGGGCCGGGCTCGTCGAGTTCCGCCGCCAGATCGACGCGGTGCAGTGGCAGCTCTTCATCCCGATGTTCTGTGCGCCGGTGTGGCGGTGGTTCACCGAGGCCGCATGGGCGGCGGGGCAGATCCCGTCGCCGATTGTACCGGTCGAGTGGTCGCCGCCGAAGTTCGAGGCCGTTGATCCGCAGAAGGACGCGATGGCGAACCTGCTGTCGATCCGGTCGGGCACCATGACGCTGGCCGAGGTGATCGCGAAACAGGGCCGCAATCCCGACGCCGTGCTGGCGGAGATCGCCGCGACCAACGCCAAGCTCGACGCGCTCGGGCTGGTGCTCGACAGCGATCCGCGCCGCGTCACCAAGACCGGCAGCGCGCAGACCAGCGATCCGGCGAACGATCTGGCCGCCGACGAACCAGACACCGACGACCCGGCCGCCGACGCGGATACAGACCCGGCGCAGGCCGACCAACAGGACTGACCTTCATGGACACGATGATCGAACTGCCGGCCATGCGCCGGTCGGCGGAGCTTGCGCCGAACACGGCCGACGCCGACACCCGCACCGTCGAGGTGGTCTGGTCGGCCGGGGCCCGCGTCCGCCGCGCGACCTTCTTTGGCGAGCCCTATGACGAGGAGCTGAGCCTCGATCCGGCCCATGTGCGGCTCGACCGGCTGAACGCGGGCGCGCCGTTCCTGAAGGTGCACGAGCTCGACACGCTCGACGCGGTGATCGGTTCGGTCGTGCCGGGCTCGGCGCGGATCGAGAACGGACGCGGCATCGCGCTGGTGCGGATCAGCGAACGCGCCGATGTCGAGCCGATCTGGCGCGACATCCAGGCAGGCCACATCCGCGCGGTCTCCATCGGCTATCAGGTCCACCGCTTCGAAGTCTCGAAACCCGAGGCCGCCCGCGAGCTTTGGCGCGCGGTGGACTGGACGCCGTTTGAGGTCTCCGCCGTCGCGGTCGGCGCCGACCCCGCCGCGGGCTTCCGCGCCCAGCATCCCCTTCACGACTGCGTCCTTCACCGCCGGGACGCCCACACACCGCAAGGAGCATCCCCGATGACGGACCAGACCCAGACCCCGGCGAGCGACGCCGCAACCCCCGCCACCACCCAGCCGACCGAGCCGGTCGAAACCGAGGACACCGCCATGACCGAGCCGAAACCGGCTGCGCCCGAGCCGAAGGCCGCCGCCAGTGAGACGCGCACCCAGCCGAAGACGCAGGCAGGACCTGCGCCCGACACCGAGGCGGTCGCCACCCGGGCCCGCGAGGCCGAGCGCGACCGCGTCTCCACCATCTACGATCTGGCGGGCCGCCTGAACCTCGAGCGCGGCTTCGCCGAGGATCTGGTCAAGCGCGGCGTCAGCGTCGACGAGTCCCGCCGCCTGATCCTCGATCAGGTCGCCGCCAAATCCGACGAGACCCGGACCTTTCCCCATGTCTCCGTCCCGCTCGGCGGCCGGGACGAGCGCATCACCCGCCGCGACGCGGTGGCGAATGCGCTGCTGCACCGCTACAGCCCGACGCTCTTCCCGCTGGAGGACGCGGCCCGCGAGTACCGCGGCATGACGCTGATGGAGCTCGCCCGCGAAAGCCTCGGCAATGCTGGGGTCAATACGCGGGGCCTATCGCGGGACGAGGTGGCGACGCGCGCGCTGCACTCGACCTCGGACTTCCCCGAGATCCTGTCGGCGGTCACCAACAAGACCCTGCGGCAGGCTTATGAGGCCTATCCCCGCACCTTCATGCTGTTCTGTCGCCAGGTGCTGGCCACCGACTTCAAGGCGATGAACCGCGTGCAGCTCGGCGAGGCGCCGCAGCTGCTCGAGGTCGGCGAGAGCGGCGAGTTCAAGCGCGGGACGCTCGGCGAGAGCAAGGAGAGCTACAAGGTCAAGACCTATGGCCGGGTGGTCGCGATCACCCGCCAGACGCTGATCAACGACGATCTCGACGCCTTCACCGGATCCCGGCGATGTACGGCAACTCCATCGCCCAGCTGGAGTCCGACGTGGTCTGGGGCATCATCACCGCCAACCCGGCGATGGCCGACGGCAACGCTCTGTTCCACACCACCCACAAGAACCTCGCAGGGACCGGCACGGCGCTGGCGGTCGAGGCGGTGGGCGCGGCGCGCGCGGCGATGGCCAAGCAGACCGGCCTCGACAAGAAGACGGTTCTGAACGTCCGACCCGCCTTCCTGATCGTGCCCGCCTCGCTGGAACTGAAGGCCGAGCAGCTGGTCGCGCAGAACCTCGTGCCCGCCGCGACGTCCAGCGTTGTGCCGCAGTCGATCCGGACGCTGGCGCCGATCAGCGAGCCGCGGCTCGATGCGGCGAGCGAGACCGCCTGGTATCTGGCGGCCAGCCCGAACCAGATCGACACCATCGAGTACGCCTATCTCGAGGGTCAGCAGGGCGCCTACATCGAGACCCGCAATGGCTTCGACGTCGACGGCGTCGAGATCAAGTGCCGCCTCGACTTCGGCGCCAAGGCCATCGACTGGCGCGGCCTCTATAAAAATCCCGGGGCGTAGGTCCGGCTGGCTCCCATGACGATCGATGATCGACAGGGCGCGGTGCCGATCTCCGGTTTCCCCGGTTACCACATCGACCTGGTCGGTCAGGTCTGGAGCGCGCATCGCAAAGGCAGGATCCCGCGCGGCGTGCGCTCTCGCTGGCTGGATCGCCGGGACTGGGCGCTGCGTCAGCCGTGGCGTGACCCAGAGGGGTATCTGCACCACACGCTGGTCCGCAAAACGGCAGGCAGCCGCCAGCGGATCGCCCTGCACATTCTGGTCGCGACCACGTTTCTGGGGCCAAGACCGGAGGGGCTGGTCGTTGCCCATCTCGACGGCGACAAGTCCAACAACCGGGCCGAAAATCTCGCCTATGTCACGCAGCGCGAGAACATCGAACACAAGCGCGATCACGGCACGATGCACTGCGGCGACCGCTCGCATCTCTCGCCCCTGACCGATCATCAATGCAGCCGGATGCTCGACTGCCTCGGCGCGGGGTTCTCCCGCCGCGAGGTGGCCGGGGCGTTCGGCGTCACCGTCAGCCACGTCGCCGCCCTGAAAACGGGCCGCATCCGAAAACACCTGACCAATCAGCGCGTCTGAGAAAGGACCATTCCCGTGAAAAACTGCGTGCAGCCCGGCAACACCATCACCCTGACCGCGCCCTATGCCGTCGCCTCCGGCGATGGCCTGCTCGTCGGCTCCATCTTCGGCATCGCCGCCGGGGCCGCCGCCCTCGGCGAGCCCGTCGAGACCGCGCTCGTCGGCATCTTCGACATCACCAAGGTCGGCTCCCAGGCTTGGACCGTCGGCGCCAAGGTCTATTGGGACGACACCAACAAGCGCTGCACCACGGTCGCCACCGACAACACCCTGATCGGCGTGGCCGTCGAAGCGGTGGCGAGCGGCGCGGGCGACACCATCGGCCGGATCCGCCTGAACGCGACCTTCTGATGAGCGCGTTTGCCGCCGCCGTCGGCGCGCTCTTCGGCGATCCGAACATCGGCCGGGACGCGGTCTACATCGCCGACGGCGGCGCGCCCGTCCTGGTGCGCGTCGTCGCCCGGCGTGCGGATGCCGTCTCCGACTTCGGCGATGCGCGGCTCTGGTCCGA